AAAAGATTTGGTTTGATTCCTCTTACAACTTTCCACTTAATATCTCCAATAGAAAACTCTACCTCAACTCTACAATCTTTTTCATTTGAGGAATTTGGAAGTTGTGGTTTGTTTATCTTACGAAACGGTTTTCCAAACAAGGAAAATGTTAGAGCATCCAACACCGTGCTCTTACCAGCTCCATTCGTACCAATAATAAGATTGGTAGAGTGTTTTGTAAAATCAATTTCTGTGAAGTGATTGCCCGTACTCAGGAAATTTTTCCACCTAATTTTTTCAAATAAAATCATGTTCTGTTGACGGAGGAATTACAAAATCATTTTTGGTAATTATAGCATATTGATAATCATTCATCTCACACGTTTTTATCATCACCTCATCTTCAACTTCTATAATATGCATCTCTGGACTTCCGCTTTCTTCTAACATCATGGAAAATCTTATTGCATCATCCTCCTCTTCAAAAAGATAAAGAATTTGATCTCCTTCATCATTTTTTACTGAATATGCTCCATCCTTTTCCTTTCCATATACTGTTAAAATATACATCTCAAATCAATTCACAAGCCTCTTGATATGTCCTACGCATTATATTCTGAACTCTGGATTTATCCAAATTAATTTCTGCCTCTTCAATATATCTATTTAATATTGAAATGGTATCTTCAGATTCAAATACTTCAAACTCTTCAGAATCTTGAATACTAAAATTTTCAACTACTTTGAGATCTGCAACATTTGCTGCATAAAGTTTATCAATAAACTGCTCAAATTTTTTAGTGCTGGATTTTTTTCTAACAATAACCTTTACAATTTTGTTTTCATACTCAGTAGAGTCAAACAATTGATGTGGAGTGTCTTCGTAGTAGATATTATAAAATAGTCGATATGGATTATTGATATGGGTATGTTCCAAAGTCTCAGTATCAAAGATTGTGAATCCACGAGGATCATTCACATCATTCCAAAACATCTCATAAGGATTTCCTAAGTAAAAGATTCGGCCGTCGTCACTTCTTGTATGATAGTGTCCCGAAAATACTTTATCAAACTTCTTAAATTCTTCACATCCCATACCCTCTTCCATGACATGGCCACGATGCGCTCTAAATCCATTGAGTTCAAGATGTCCCATGGCACATGTGCTATTGGAAGCTTTAATGGATTTAACACTGCTTTCAAAATTTTCTGAATTGATCCAAGGAACAAATAACACTTTTAAGTTATCTATATCAACTTCTGTTGTTTCAGAATATACAGTGATATTATTATACTCACGAAGAAGAAGATCTACAGCATTTACTTGATTAGTATTTTTATAATATGCGGTATGATTACCAACGATTGTATGAACATGGATATCCATATTTTTAAGACGATCAAAGTAATTATCCTTTGCCCACGCAAGAGATGAAAAATCAATACCCTTTCTACTGTCAAAGGTATCTCCCATATCAATAACTATACTAATACCATTTTCCTCAAGATAAGGAAAAAAGATATCATTGTAGAACTTTAGGAAGTAATCGTGAAATAGTTTTGAATTTTTACGAGCACCAAAGTGTTGATCAGTGATAATTGCAACTTTCATCAATAACGAAGTTTAGAATGCACAGCGTCTTTGATTTGATTGTAGTCGGAATAGTTCGATCCGTCAAGGGTGTTGCTATCGTCAAAGACTTCGCTGTATCCAGACTTCTCAAGGATTTTGTTCTTAATATCTAACTGACGCTTCTCCCTTTGGATCCTGCGGAGAAACGCATAATGAATGATCTGCGTAAAGTAAGCAAAAGGATTTTGGGATTTCTCAGGATTAAAATTATGAATGTACTGAACGCAATTTTCGATTCCATCAGAGATCATGTCCTCCTTAAACATGTAGTTCACAAAGTTTGGCTTGAAGGACAAGTGATTTGCAATCTTCAAGAAACACTCACCAATATATCTTGGGATTGGTGGTTTTGTATCCCATCTTCCTGCCCTATCCTCTTTGGTTGGTTCTCTTCCGTATTTTTTAATATGAGCAATCTCAACATCCTCACGATATTTAATCAAAGCAGCAAGAAACTCTTTATTGTTCACATAATGTTCTGATCTTTTTCTTTTACCCATAACAGTATTCATAAGTTAATTTCATAATATGTATGAATTATAGCATTTGTTCAAATAGTTGACAAGACTCTGATTAATGTGTAGAATACCTTTGTTAGGGTTGATAAGGAAAGCTTAGCTTATTTTAAATATCTTTTCTAATACTTCTTTAGCATCATTCACATTAGTAACGTATCCCATCTTTTTACTAATCTTTGTTTGATTGTCACCCTTGTTAAGTGGACGACGTACATATTGTTGATAAACCATAATCATTTCTATATCAGAAGACTCTGAAAGAGTTAGAATATCAGTCAGGTTAATGATAAACATATCCTCTGATGTTGTCTTTAACCAAGGCTCCACTCTATATCCCATTGTACCGCTTCTTCCTTTTACTTCAGACACAATGATTGGATTTGAAACTACAAGCATTGTTTTGTCTTCCTCTTCTGAGGCTGCTACCTTAGCAAAGATTTCTTCACCTGTTTTTAATTTTATTGTTGCGTAAAAGTCATCTTCCATCATTTTTTTAAATTTATAGTGATTATTTCATAATTAAATTTTTCTTCGTTATATGTCTTTATTCTTTCTATGAAATGATTGAGCGTATAATTTTTTCTTGAGTTGTGAGTGCAATCATCTGATATATCATATAAAGTTGCCTTTACTTTTCCTTTTCCTTTTCTAAGAACTCGTCCAATACTTTGAAGATTGCGGATTCTGGACTTACTTGGAGAGGCAAAGATGACATTATGGAGATTTTTAATATTGATACCTGTAGAAAAAGTTCCATAAGAGGCAACGATAATAGCGTTGTTTTCTCGTTCTGTAATCTCTCTTACCAGTTCTCTCTCCTCTGCATCCACACCACCATGTACAAAAAATACTTTACGGTTGCTATCCTTGTTTTTATTTATCTTTTCATAGAGTACAGCACCATGTGCTTCGACTCTTGCAAAAAGAATAAGAGTGTTTCCTTTAAGATCTAAAGATAGATTTGTTATGAATCTGTTGCGTTGTTCGTGACTGATTAAATATTGTATCTCGTCTTCATAAGTTTCAAACTTTTGAGGTGAGTGTTTAAGCACAAGACATTGAATATCAAGTTGTGACAAATGCCCCTGTCTCATTAACTCATCAGTTCTTGTTACTTTATATGATGGGCCAAATAATCCTTCAAGAACCCATTTATGTGTCTGTGTGCCGTCTAGTGTGCCAGTAAAACCAAATCTATACTTAGCATGGTGAAGCTTAGTCATAATCTGAATTAAAGATTTAGACTTGAATAAATGCGCTTCATCACCTATAATACAACCATAGTCTTCAAAGAAAGATCTTTCTAGTTTGTATACAGACTGCCAAGTTGTAATTGTTACTGGAGCTTCATTAGTTTTTTCTCTACCAGAATAGATACGATGACAATATGAATCAGCATCCCAACCATAATCAAGAAAATCTTTATACATCTGTTCTACAAGAGATGTCGTTGGAACAACTAAAAGAATTTTTTCTCCTTTGTCAACGTAGTATCTTACGAGAGAATAGATCATCAACGATTTGCCAGAAGCAGTGGGAGATATCAATAGTTTTCTATTATGCTTTAGGGCACCGTATACTCCCTCAACTTGGTACTTCCTGGGAGTATGGGCACAAATGGAATGCATGTAATCCTTAACACCTTCCATGGATATCTGCCCATTCTCTTCATAGGGGGCACCATAGAACTTATTATCTTCAAATTTATAGGTATATCCATACTGTCTACAAAAATTTACGATCTTGTCTAGTAATCCGACGTAGATTTTTTTGGAACGCATATCAAAGAGATGGATCTCTCCGTTCCAATTTCTACCACGGTATTGTGGCATAAATTTTGCATTAGGAACCTCAAACTTAAAATGATCTCTAAGTTCGTATTCTATATGAGGTTCAGTATTGATTGTTAAAAATACTTCGTTTGATTTAGATATAACAAGATTGGCAGTCGTATCAATCACGTAAGCCCATTCATCTACAAATATTTATTAATCCATTTTAAACTTGTATTCTAGTATAATTCTATATACAAAATCTTTTAAATAGTACAATCTTTCTTGTTCTGCTGGATGTCCACCAGGCCAAGTTTCTAACATTTTATTTAAAGATCTATAAATTAAATGAATATCATTGACATCAAGTTGCAACTCGACATAGGGCAAATTATCATCAAAATCTTCTGACTCTATTGTAAAGTCATCCATTATCCTAATCCTGCATTGAATCTCATGAACTCTATTGCGTTTTTAATTTGGTAGGTTCGATTGGTTATTTGCTTTAATATGCTTTCAATGTAGACAAGCATGGTATCATAATAGTCTATCTTCAAACATACTGTAGACAATTTTTCGTCAGCGTCAAGGTACTTCTGCATTGTATCCTTGTCACGAATTTTTTTAGGAAAGGGGTTCTCTATGTATACATCAGGATCTGCTTTTCCACTGAAGTATTCATACCTTTCATGTCTAATATTTTTTTTCTGTTGTTCTGCCTTCTTTCTCAAAAGAAAGATAGTGTTGTACATTTCAAAATACTTCGCATGAAGAGTGGGAATATTAGTTGATTCTGTATGGAGGTTGTCCATATCAATTTTAGAATCTTTTTCCCACGTCTCTTGAAGTTTATCAAGATCGATCATAAAGGTTTGCCAGCCAAATCAGTTATATCAAATATAGTATACTTGAAAGTTACGTCTGCTGTAAAGTACTGAACGTCATTATTAGTAGCATCAAAATTTAAAGTTGTCAAAGTATATGGCCACAAATCTTTAAATTTTATTTGAAAATTTGGAACAAAGTTACTGGTTTGAATTTGCAAAGTTCCATCAGAATATATGTCCATCCCTTTACCATATGGATTTTTATCAACCTTTCCTGATTGCTGAAAATCAATAATTTCCTGTAAACTTTCTGGATATCCCAAACCACGTATCCAATTGTATATCTCTAGATAATTTTCCAGATTTTCATCTACTAAAAATCTTAGAGTGAAATCATCAAAAATAATTTTATCCCCAGGAGTATCAATATCTTTAAGGGGAGTTGCCTGATTGGCAACACCAAGAGACAATCCTGGAATATTTGCACTGTTCCCCAAAAAAGAAACTTTTTGTGCTCTATTCAATGTGAATTTGAAACCAACAGGAGATAAAAAGTTCCTATTAGATACCTGTTTATCGTATGGATTTGGCATGATTATTCACTTACAACAGTGGCATTAGCCCAATGTTTTGGTGTGTACGTCATAGTCTTGTCACCCAAAGTTCTGGTGACAACCGTATTTTTGCGAGCATTGGCATCAGATTCATTTTCATAAACTTTCCTATCTGCATAGGTTTCAGTCCAAGTATCATTCTCTTTATAATAAACATTACCAATAGCAGGATTTAATACACTTGGTGTTTTGATATGGTAAGGCATTTTTCTGAATTTTCTAACTATTTATCGACATAAAAAAAGGAGTCCCGAAGGACTCCCTGATAGACTCTTGTGAGTTTAGATCACATGAGGTTCTTAACAGCAACTCTTCTGTAGTAACGGTTTGCGTTAGTAGTGAGAGCGCCAAGGCCTTGAGTAGTTCCTTCAGCAAATGGGTTCGCAACGAGGCCGTAGCGAGTCTTGAATCCAATTTTTGGCTGGAAGGAGTTCTCACCAACGGCACGAACCATTTGGAGAGGTACATATGGGCAGTAGAAGATGCCAGCGTCATAAGGAGAAGTACCCTTATAACCAACAACGTAATACTGGTTTCCACCTGTTCCGTTTGAAGAGGTGAGGTTAG